TATAAAATCCATCATCAATCTTTTCCTTGTATTTCTCCTCACCACCAAAGAAATATAACGACAACTGCTTAGGGCTAGCTGTGTCTAAGTCAGGGGCTTCCATTGCAACTTGAAACTGTGCCTCTTCTAGTATGGCTGCATACTTATCACGCTGTGATGTTACGTAGTCCCAATCAACACACATACCATTACGGTTCATCTCAATGGTTGATCGTAGTGCATCCATCTGTGTGAACATCAACGGCAATATCTCTAATGCTTCTGCTTCTGCCCACTGTGATTGAAATATCTGGCATGTGTTCTCAACATCACCAATTAGATAGTCGATCAAATCATCTTTAGGAATGTCTGGTGTATCAATGCCAGCCTTCCAATAGGCTTTGATACGATCATCCTTCAATGCATGTTTGCCAATGTACTCTGCTGTCAACTCATCCAGTGATGCGTACATATGACGCTGACCACTGAGTAGGTAGGCTGCTAGCTGTGTGTCCCAGATACGTGGCAACTTGTTACTAGTATCACGATAGATGTACAACAAATCAAACTTAACATTGTGACCAATGACTAGCTCAGACTTATCGCAAATCTCACGTACTGTTTGTAGGTCTACACCTAATCTGTCATACAGCACATCTACATTACCACCTACAGCTTGCATACCTGCTGCAATGACCTCGTTACCTCTCCACATGGGGTTGCCTGTGCTGTTACCCACTGGACAGCGGATAGTTGTTTCAAGGTCAACTACTAGATTCATCTTGCAACTCCTTTCTCACTGAGTTTAACAATTCTTTGATGTTCATCACGTACTCACCTGATGTGTACTGCTCAGGTGATGGATCGCCAATCCACATATTATTACCCTTACTCTCTGGCCCTAGGTACAGCCTGTACCAACATCCGTTTACATTCTTTAAGTAACCTACCATGTACCCATCTTTATCTAGGTAAACATCACCGTCATTTGGTTTTCCATTTACTGACATATCTTGCCTTTGCTGGTTCAATATCAACTTCAAAGCACCCGTGTCTGTGTGCCTCTAGTGTTTCCTTACCTCCGAACAACTTGTTCTTTGGTACGTGAATGAATCGTTGTAAGTCCATTCCCGGTTCGTTACTCTTACCAATGGTAACAATGGCATCTGCTTCACCAATCTTGTCGGTCTTACTGCCTCTTAGTTGGTTCATTTGAATCCACTTCTCTCCCTCACCTGTACCATCCACCTGACTAATTGCAATGACGGGGCAATATTCTTTAGCCAAGTCTCGTGCCCACTCATACAACTGTCCGATACGTAGGTCTTCCCTATCTTGCTTGAATCCGTGCACCTTGTCAAGTTGGTCAAAAATGATGAGGCCGGGCTTGTATTCTTTAAACAACCGCGCAATTTTAATTGCACTCTTGATACCACTGTCGTCATCAAGCACTAAAAATCTATCACCACCGTTACTAATAAACTCTTTTTCGTATGTCGCGGCATTGTCAAGTAAATCTCCTGTCGTTACACCGTGATAAGATTGAATGACACGCATCATAACTTTGTTACTTGCTTCCTCGTTGTTAATCCAGATAATATGCTCATCTGGCTGTAACTGAGTCATCATGTAGCTTGCTTCACTCGCTGTGAATGTTGTCTTGCCTGTCTCTGGTCGTGCCGCAATGATGATGAAGTCACCCTTACGTAATGGGCCTAGTGCTACATTCAACTCTTTCAGTCGCCACTTAAGACCGCCTGTTGCAACTACCTCTGAAATGTACGACAAGCTTGGGTTAACGAATACGTCATCCTTCTCTACTGTTGTGCCAATCTCTTTCTTGTATGCGTTAAGCATAGGCTCGATGCTTTCAAGATCACCTCCCATACCTGTACCAATCTTCAGGCACACATCATAGATTTGTGTAGCGTAATCTGTCTGTATCAACTTGCCTAACAAGTCTTTAGTAATTGGTGGTGGCTTGTCTAATGCATCCTTAAGGTTGTCAAATGCAACCTCGTATGCTGACGGGTCTTTAACCTTGCGTCCCTTCACAATTGAAAAGAATGTACGAAACTCTGAGTAGTTGATTTCTGTACGTGCTGGATAGTTGTCCCAATACTCACCCAATACATTGAAAATCTCCATTGTAATTGGTGATACGTTGTGCTTCTTTACATGCTCCTTGAATCTGTTGTAAGTGTCTTTGTTACTAGTAACAACTAGTAAGTCTATGTCATAGCTCATGTTCAGTTCCTAAATATCGTTTTACTTCTAGTGCGGCATGTTTATAATAGTTATGTTGTCCATTTGTTTTTTCATGCATGTCTAATAATTTAAGACAACACGTGTCTACAATAAGCTCAGCAAAATTGTCTAACTTAGTAGGAACATTTTGTGTATTGTATACTAACAATCCGGCTTCTCTAGCCAATCCTTTAATCAAATCGTTCATTATAACTCCATGTCTACAAGAACATCTATTGGTAGTTCTTTTGGTTGATGGTTAAAAATTGCAGTCAGGTTAGGTGCTATGGGTGATAGTTCTGTAAATAGTTTCTTAGCCGCTACTTGTCCTGCTATATCGTCATCTAACCACAACACAACTCTCAGTTTCCTAAATTTCTGCACAATAGAATGTGCTGAAAAATCAAGTTTAGTACCAAGTAAACACAATGTAGGATAACCTGCATAGCTTAACTTATAACTACTAAGTAAATCTTCTACAATAATTAATGGACTAGTAAATCCCTTTTTAACATTATCTAAAAAACTATAGTGTTGATTACTGTAAGTAAGATACTTAGGTGATTTATTATATCGTCTTACTTGATAACCAACTATATCATAGTAGTGGAATACTGGCAACACTATTCCATCTTCAGTTTCTCTAATGCCAAATTGACTACATGCTTCTTTATCAAACCCATATTGACCTAACCACAACTGCCCCTCAACTCTAAACTTATCATAGTTAGTCTCTGCTGTCAACTCGTTGTATGTAGGTGATGCTGTACGTAGTGATAGTGCTGTCTTTGTTGCACTCTTTATGCGACTAACTGTCTCCTTCTGTCGGTAATAACCGCTATCTCCACAGTTATGACAATGCCATAGGTAAGCACCATCTACATTCTTAACATACAAACGCTGTCTATTATCAACACCATTAGGGCAATCTACATGGTTATACTTACCCTGCATACCCTCATCAAGTTCTTCAAAGTCTGGTGCGTTATTAGTAAGCACAGACAATGCTTCTTGTGCATAATAGGTTGTCATGGTTGTCCTTCGTTGTCTGCTCTTACAGCTAGGTCGTACAAGTCTTCCTCTGGCTGATCTTCCATCCTTGCTCTCTCGTCAGCACGAATAAGCTCAGCTAGTCGATGTATCTCAGGCATAAAATCCCGAAACAAATACCACTCAGCACCAGCGGCTTCTCTTGCCAGCTCAATAGTAGTCTTCATGTGTGCTCCACAATCTTAATGCTTGTCATAGAAATGATCTGATGACAGACCTTACAAGGCTTTGCCATCAATGGCCTACCATCCTTACCATACCGTGTTACTAGTATGCGGTGTGCCTTCTTCCAATCACACTTAAGTAGTGCTGATACCTCGGCATGTAGGAATACCTTGTGAGGCTCACCCACTTCTGCCGCTATCTTGGCTTGTAATGGATGAGTCTTCACATAGCTGTTCTGACCAGAGGAAAGCAATCGCCCCCTCTTGTCATACACGAATGCACATATGTGCTGCTGGCACATTAGCCAAACACCTTGGTGTACAACTCTGACACACTCTTGCTATCGTCAGGTGTAAGCTTCTCAAGGTAGCTAACTTGCAATGCATACTGCACATCATAACGCTGCTGCTTACGTGCCCAATTGATAAGGGTACGAGGGCTGATAGTGAGGCCTACCTTACCCTGCTCATACGCTGTACGTACAAGGGATGCAAACCTTACCATGTCAGTAGCAGTCTTGTTGTCAACACTACTCTTACTAGTAATGATGTTAACCTCATGCTTCTGAGACAGATAGCCTAAGCGGATAGTGTTGGTGAATCGGTCAATGGTAGCTGTGTTCTGCACACCTACACCAGAGAATGCACCTGTCACATCACCCTGTCCTACAGTGTTACCTGCAAACACCAGACGGAAATTATTGTCAGGGTGAATGGTACGCTCATCACTAGTTCCGGGCTTCTCCTTGAGGTATAGATAACCACCATCTTCTAACAAGTTCTGCATACCCATAGCAATCTCTGCTGGCATAAGCTCCCACTCGTCAACAAGGCACACAGCACCATACTTAGCGGCTTCAGTGATAGCACCATCCTCCCACACTGTAGCACCACCACGTACAACCAGTGTACCAAACAATGCGGCACTCTCTACGTCACCAGACATATTGATACGAATGAATGGGCGGTTAAGCTTAGCACACACATACTTAACAAGGGAACTCTTACCGCTACCAGTAGGGCCAGTGATGAGGGTCTTATCACCGTCCATCATACCCGCTACTAGTAACGCTGCTTCATCCTTCTGCAATACATAGTCAGCATCTACAGTAGGGATGAGTCGTGCAATCTCAGGGTCTAATGGATTGTCCAGTACACGTACACCAAAGTCACCAAACTTAGGCTTGTAACCAAACACATCACTAAACCACACATGCCCATACTCCAACACGCTAGGTGCTTTAGGTGCTGGCATTGGGTCAGCCAGCATAACTACCTCAGGCTTAGGGGTCTTACCCAAGTGGGCGGCAATAGCTTTTGCTACACGATCATTCAGTTCTGTTGTTGCCATGTCAAATACTCCTGTCAATGATTGATAAAATTGTCGGGGAAAGATTGTTCAGGTCATTAACGATTACGTTCTTTTTATAAAAACGAGTAACGTTATCATCACAAATACCAATACCATAAACATCTACCCCCATCTTCTCTGCATGTTGAATTGTCTGCAATGTGTACGCTTCAATGTCACCTGCGTGTTCCCTACCACAAGGGCTACCAT